ACTTGATTATTAACAACATTGGCGGCGGAATCAGAGAAACATTGATTGCTGAAAATCGCAGTAATAGATTGGACACTAACACAGAGTATGATAAAATTACTGATTTCAAAGTATTTGTAAATGGGTTAGAAGTCAGTGCAACTGGATCTAATATTGCTGACATGTTAGTATTACGTTTGGACACAACTGTTGCAATCGATGATGTAATCACATACGAACTATACTTGAATGAAGACGGACCTGATGCTTGGAAGAATGCTGACGGCAGCGATTTTATTGCCAACACTAATGACATCATTGAGTGGGATGGCAACAAGTGGAGCGTAGTAATGGATGCTGGTGCCACAAATGACCAGATCATATACCTAACTAACATATATACTAACGTTCAATACAAATGGAACGGAGTCCAATGGGGCAAGAGCTTTGAAGGCGAATATGCGAGGGGTACATGGAGACTAGAACTATAAAAGATAAAATTGTCTGTAGCGGGGCAGTATTTTATGCCAAACAAACAGGTAGAATTTTATTACTACAAAAATCTCATGGAAAACATGCAGGCACATGGGGCTTGGTTGGTGGGACAAACGACCAAGGTGAAAGTGCTTGGCAAGGTCTCCAACGTGAAATCCAAGAAGAAATTGGCGAGCCTCCCTCTATAATTAAAACAATGCCGTTAGAAACATTTGTTAGCAACGACAGTGTCTTTAATTTTCACACGTATCTGTGCGTAGTAGAAGAAGAATTCATACCAACATTAAGTGATGAACACGAAGGGTGGTGTTGGAGTTCCATTGATGGATCTCCCAAACCCTTACACCAAGCATTGCGTAGTAGTTTTGGCAACAAAACCATGCGTACCAAACTACAAACTGTTTTTGATGTAATTGATTTAATGTAAATTTCAGTCATTAAAAAACGCTGCCTAAGCAGCGTTTTTTTGTGGTTGCGTATTACGCCTGAGCTTCTGACCAACGCAACACAATTGAAACTTCTTGCTGATTACCACCAGTCAAGTAACAGTTAATGGCCAATACGTCTGGACCATTGGGATATACACCTCTACCACCAATAGCAGTATTGGTAATTTCTTTCAACTGTCCCAAGCTCAACGCTGTTTGATTGTTTGGCAATCCAACGAAAGAGAAAATAGTTTCTCCAGGAGCAGCATACTCAGCAATTGAACTGAAAGAGAATGATGAGCTAACTGGTATGTTTCCAGTAAAGTTCTTGTTAAAATAAATTGTTACATAGTTTGTACCGCTTCTATTAAATAGGCCGCTGATGTAAGAAACTGTTGTACCGCCTGGAATAACTGCTTGAACCCCAGCAGTCGGAGATGTTACTACCATACCAACTCGTACGTTAGCAACCTCTGTTGCAAGGAATTCTGCATAGTAGAATCCGTTACCAACACCATATGTCCTTGTTGTGGCATCAAATGACACAGTAAACAAGTTATTCCATGTTACAGAAGTTCCCAAAGCCACTTGTGCAAACGATGGTTGACCTCCAGCTGACGGATTTTGTAAAGAGCGCCAGTCAATTAGTGTTGGATTAACTGGATAGTTGCTTGGGTTTAGTACCCCCTCAAGAACGATACCAGAAGCACTACCTGTGCCCGCAGTAACTTCAATACCTTGTAGTAGCAACTGCGCTCTGTTAATTAGTTCTCTATCACCCAAGTCTCCAACAATAGCGTTAGACACACTGGGAGCCAATCTAATTAAGAATGCTGTTTTACGTGCTGTGGTTGCAATAAAAGAAGTAGCTTGATAGTTGAACAAATAACCACGGTCAGTGTCAAATCCACCGTCTGTTAAGTAAGCACTACCCCAGTGACTAATAACTGGACTTGTTTTATTGCTTATGAATATAACACCAGTTCTAATTGAGTGGGCGGCAGCATCGCCAGCTGTGTAAGTTCTGGTAGCTCCTGCTGAGAAATTACTTAGCGGGGCTGACCGAGTTAGACCCCCTAATGACGTAGCTGTCTTAGATGTATACGATATCATTTCATTATCAATATACACAGTTCCAGTATCGGGGAAGTCGTCTGTATCATCTAAAGGAATTGATGTTGATGTTGTAGTCATATCAGCTGTCAACATTGCCAATGCACCGTCGTTAACAACTTCGTAACGCACTGGTAAGTTGGCAGATCTCATAAATGCTTCTGTGTTAACGTTGTTGTTACGTACTCGATGTACGAATAAGAAATTGCCTTCACGTCCACGTAGCATGTAATCAATAAAACCAGCACCATACCAAGTGTATTGAATACCAATCATCTGCATCTTTGTGATGTCAATGTGGTATCCGCTTGGTCCTGTTCCGTCTGCTGAATCTCTATTCCAGTCTTCTTGATAAAAGAATCTATCTTGTACACGACATAATTTTATTTTAGTACCAACGTTTGCACCACGATAGTCAGGATTCATAAACAATGATGTTTGACTTGGCACACTGGTTACTGTGTGTGTCATGCCTTTAATAACAATCTTGTCACCAGCTTTTAACTGATCTCTAAATCTAGTGTTAATGCCAATTAATGCATTGCTGTTTGGTGTTGCTGTCACGCTGCCAGCAACTTGGAACGTTGATGATCTCACAGTAACAGCCAATCTTTGTCCGTTGTATTGCCAGAACATGCCGTTTTGATCGTCAAAACATCCAGCACGTACAGTTGCGCCATTCCATCTATACAATGAAATTTGTGCTTGACTTGTCAGCGTTGCTGTAGTTGCACCTAGTTGTTGAGTTGCAACAACTGTAAATATACGTTCGCTTATAATGGAAGATACAACATACTCGTTATTATATCCGCTAGTTTCAACACCAATAATTTTAACATCGGCACCAACTTGTAATCCGTGATCGACGTCGTCAGTTGTGAATGTAATGATGCTTCCAACATTCAATCCTGTTGAAGTTGCTAATAATAGGTCATAACTAGGAGCAAATAATGCGCCAGTAGTATACATTAGTCCCTTACCTGACTGGTAACGAATATAGTTCTTACTCATACGTATTGCTTGAGCACCGTGTTGCGGTCCTCCTGTTCCTAATTGAACGCCACCGTCATACGGTCTATGAGAAAAGAATGTGTCTGTTCGTGTATATATAATACCAGTGAGGCCGCCAACGTTGATATTTCCTTCAGCTCTTGCAGTATATCTAATAACAGTTGGGGTTGGTACTTGCTCAACGAAGAACGGTCCAGCAGCCAAATTTTGATTCAAAGCTGCTGAGGTAATATTAACTAAAATACCAGCTCCAGGAACTAGACCGTGATTAGAAAGAAACGTAACTTGAATTACCGCAATAGCTGCAAATGTTACAGGTGTTATTGTGTTCAACACTGCTATTGTTGGTTCTGAAATAATAACTGTTGAATAGAAATCTATTGCTTGTCCGCCTGCGCTTGTACCAGTGACTGTAGCATCAACTACTGATCCACTTGTGTCAATTTCTGTAACTGTTAATATTAAATCGTGCGTTACAATAGCGCCAGCTAAAACATTTCCTAATACTTTTAATCTATTTCCAACAACATAGTTGTCACCGCCACTTCCTACTGAATTAAATGTATAAGATCCGCTTGCTTTACCAATAGTTACTGTTAAACCAGATCCCTTTGTTACTGTGTTAGTTGGTACTAATGAGCTGTATGATGCTGAACTTGCGCTTGCTGTCCCTGATAATACAGTAAAAATACCAACAGCGCCGGTGCCGTCGACAGTTACAATTTGTACTGTTACGTCATTCGCTGGCGCAGTGCCGCCAAGTAATGTTCCTACAACTTTAACTTTATCGCCAGCAACATACCCAGATCCAATAGCGCCTGTTGTTACGTTTGAATAAACAGTTCCTGAAGTACTTACATTAAGAGTTAAGCCACTTCCGTTTCCAGTCAATAGTGTTCCAGCCAATGTAGTATAAATGTCGTCATCTAGTGCAGTGCCAGCGCCAGAAATAGTGGCTATTTTCTTATCAGCAGTTACCGTTAGAACAGTAATTGTTAAATCATTAGCTGGGGTTGCGCCGCCTAATTCAGTTCCACGAATAACAAATTGGTTACCTGAAGAATAACCACCAATATCATCAGTAAATACTGCTGATCCAGTTGATTCATTAAAATGTAATAGTGCAGTGGTATTTGAATCATTTGTATATGGTGATGTTGCTACAGTAAATCCTGCTGTATGTCTTGCAATGCCTTTAGATATTCTAAATTCATCAATGAATCCAAGAAATCCGTCTCCAGCACCTAGGTAGTCTGCACCAATAATCGCTGGTCGAAGAGCATAAGTAGTGCTGTCAGTCCAAGTACCTTGACTTTGTCCGTCTAAGAATAGTTCAGTAAAGCCGCTTGACCTTGATAGTTCTAAGTGATGCCATGTTTCTGCAGCCACGCTGTCTGTACCAGTGATTCTAGTTGTCCCGTTAACAAATAGATATACATTATTTGACGAGTTAAATCCTAAAACTACTGCACTGTCAGATGAAGTATTTCTCATATCAACCAGCGTTTGATTAGTGCCAATTGAGTCTGTTCTGAACCAAAAATCAATAGTAAAATCTCCAGTGCCAAATTCTAAGCCCGTGTTGCTTGTAATAGTTGCGTAAGAAGTAGCAGTTGCCGGTGACACTGAGTTTGGAATACGCAAACTACCTGATCCAAATCTTGTTTGTGTTGCCGTTGTTTGTGCGCTGCCAGTTCCTGTAATAATTCTAGCAGTTCTTGTTGCGTCACCACTATTTAAAATAGACGGTGTATAAACAGTTCCAGCCGACGTTACTGAAAAAGTTGCGCCGGTGCCAACTAGTGCTGGGAAAGCTGTTGGGTCAGTTGCTGGAGTAGCATATGTTGCTGTTCCAGGATCTGCTATACCTGAAAATGTTACTGAAGTAATTCCGCCAGATCCGTTGACTGCGTCTACCGTTAACGACAAATCGTTAGCTGGTGTAGTGCCGCCTAGATCAGTGCCTAGAATTTCAAATAAGTCACCAACAACATATCCTGATCCAGCTGTAGTTGGGGTGACTGCTGTATAACTAACCCCCACCCTTGTTACTGAAAATACTGCACTGGTTCCTAAACCAGTAACACGAGTTGTTGCTCTGCTTGAGTAAAGTTGTTGATCAGCGCCAATGCCTGAACTAGTTATACCCGTAACTGTTCCACCAACACCAATAGTTGTAACTGTGATAATTAGGTCATTTACTAATACTAGCCCACCGAGTGCTGTTCCAGCTATAGTTAATGTATCCCCTACCAAGTAACCAGTTCCTAGTTGACCTGATGTTACTGTTGGTGAATACAGTGTCCCAGTTCTTGTGACATCAAACCTAACTCCGGTGCCAGTTCCAATAATGCTTGTTGGTGCAATGTTGCTAAATTCTGCGGCATCGCCTATTAATGCCGATGTCAAAGGATTTGACAACGTTACTGTAGTACCTTCAATGTTAGTGACAGCAGTGCTTGTGCCATCTCCACGATCAATTGCTAGACCTACTTGAATTCCTGTTGTATCAGTAAATTCTAAAACAGAGGATCCAACTGGTGATGTATCTGAAAGAGTTTGTGTAACAGCAACTCCTGAGGCAATACCATCTCCAGAAGAAGTTACTGTTAGAATTTCGCCAGCAGTGTCTACTGTGGCAACCGTAATCAAACAATCATTGCTAGGACTTGTTCCATCTAAATCTGTACCAGGAATACTGATTTGATCGTTAATTGCATATCCTGTTCCAGCAGTTGTTACTGTGACAGCATATACTGCTGCGGTTCGAGTAACTGTAAATACAGCATCAACTCCAAGACCTGAAACGTTAATTCCTGATAATGCAGTATAAACAGTTGATCCTGACGATCCTGTTCCAATTACTGAGGTAATCACTGAGCCAGTTAATATAGCGCCTGAAGAGGAAACTGGAGCGTTATTGGTTGGTATTGACCCAGTATACGGAATTATTGTTGAACCAGTAGCTACGTTTAATGCTGGGAAAAATGTTCCTGAACTACCTTGGCTAAAAACAGAAAATGTAGGTGTACCAACGTCAGCACCAGTGTATAATCCACCTCTGCGCAATAATGTATATGACTCTTGCAACTCGGTTGCAGGAAGAGTACCTACTTTTGCTTTGGCAAAATACGTAAATTGTGTAGAACTTGGTGTTGAGTTGACTAAAAACACACCTTCTGCTCTTGAAAAACCAGTGACTGCTGTGGACAATGCTCTAATAATAAAAGGAGCGCCGTTTTGCAATCCGTGTGCGCCGCTTGTTGTTACTGTGATCAAAGATTGACCAGTACCGCCTGTGCCGCTTGAAGCATCAGTTGTTACCAATGTTACAGTAGTATCAGTGCCTGGGATCTCAAACACACTAGGATATGACCTTGCCAATGATAACGCTTGCCACTTAGTAGGCTGTAGGCCGTATTCAAAGTCAGCGTCAAGCATGGATTGTGCTTGAGACATTCTGTTACGTTCAATGGCGTCTGTGCCAAAGTCGTATGGTCTGGTTCTTAATTCTTGAAAGTCTTCAACGAAAATTTGTAATGAATCATTCGCTGACATAGTTTGAGTGTCAACACTCAATGTGATACGAGTCGTACCATATTCAATTTCTGTATCTTCGTCTGGATCAGTTGGAGCACGCTCAGTTAGCGTTACACCCGCAGTTGGGTCTGCAAAGTTGTAAAGGATTATATTATCTGTAACGTTTGTGATCAATAGTAACTGGTCACGAGTCCATTTTCCGCCAATGTTAATTGTTCCAACACCATTTACCAATGCTGGGCCTGCGGATGGACCATCTAAAATTATTGTGGTAATTGCATCAAATAATGCACCAAGAGCGGTATCTGCACCAGTTTCAAATACTAATGCAGAATTGATAGTTTGTGTGGTAACAATTGGAGTTTGCAAACTTGCATATGGCAAGTTTCTAATAATATAATTATTAGTTATATTCTTAATAAAATTATATATGGCAACTTCAGGAGTTCTATTACCGTTAATTTGCGGAATTCCGTTAAGCCAAAAATGGAACTCTGCTGCTTCTTTACTATTTCTATTGCCTGTGTAACGCAAATCCCATAAAACTGAAGGAATTAAAACATCAATGTCTCTTCGAATAAATGTTTCGTTATATACATAGTTGGCAAATGTTGTGCCATAACTGATTGCAGGCACACTAGATAACCCGTTTTGTATCACTGATGTTACAATGGTTGATAATGTTGTAATTCTAGCAGCGGCGCCAGCTTCACCAGCAGTTCCTGATGTTACTTGAGTCGCAATTGCCTGTGCTGTAGGATATACTGTTTTTGTAAAAACATAATCTTTAATTATAAGTGCTAGCTTTGCATGGCCGTAAATTTCTGCTAAACGGTCTCCATCAATTTGTGGAGTTGATCCAACCCAATAAACAGATGCTACTGCTCGAGTTCGTTCGTTTCCGCCGTAACGTAAATCGTAAATATAGCTGTCAATTACATATCCAACATCACGTTTACATTTTGCGGAATCGTAGATATATCCTGCAAATCCTGGCTGATTCGTTGCAACTTGCTCGGCAATCCAAGCAACTAGTTCTTCTTTTAAGAATTCTTTATTTGCTGTTAATAGTGCAACTGCGTTTGGGAGTAAATTTACTGCGGTGTCTGTAATAACCTGTGCGTTTATAAACTCTATTGTTTCATCAATGATAAAATCAGTATTAGAGTTAATTAACGAGTATGCATTTGGAAACGCATTACTTAACCCAGATACCCCTGGGGTAAAAACGTAATTTTGTATTCTTTTCTTTGCCATTATTATTCCTGTTTATAGTCCAAATGCTACTGCGAATGCTAAACTTACTGTAGCTTTTTTATCAACATAAAATTTTGTTGATAAATGCGAGTTTACAGTTGGCTCAGCCGCGGTCACTGTTTCACTAACTGTTAACGCTCCACCAATATTTACATTTTTTGCAATGCCTACACCACCAGAAACGACTAGTGCTCCAGACGTTGTGCTGTTGCTTTCTAAGACAGAAAGTGCTGAGATTGCATTATCGGCTTGTAAAAATGTAAACTGACCAGTATTTTTAGTGGTAGCTCCAATTGAGCCAGTTATGCCAGTTGTTGAGATTAGGCTGGTAAATCTACCAGCTGATGCTGTTGTTTGTCCGACTGGTACTGCGTTTATTGATCCGCCAGTTATTTGTACGTTTGTGAATGCGCTTGCGCCAATACTTATGATATTACCAGTAACATTGCCGGTCACATTTCCAGTCAAGGTACCAGTTACATTTCCAAGAACGTTACCTGTTAACGTGCCAACAATTGAAAATGCATTTACTGTGTTGACCGCTAGTTTATCTATTACAACTGAGCCTGTGCCAGTTGTTACGAGATTAATATTACCGCTGGCATTTGTTGCTGTGATAGAATTAGCATTAATTCTAATGTTATCCACGTCAAGTTGAGTGGCTGTAATAGCCCCAAAATTACTTTCTGGGCCTGTTATAAAACCACTTTCTGACTTGAATTGTTTAAGTATAGCTACGGTCATGACGTTATTTTCTCATTATTACTTATTTACCACTTTTTAAAAGTAGCATAATTAGTAGCCTACAACGTCGCCAATTGCTATCCAAGATGCTCCCGTTCTAAACAATGTGAATGTTGCAACGTCAACACTATTCAATGCGCCGTATGTTGGAACTGTGTTGTCCTTCCAACGTAAGGTCTGCGCATTTCCATTAATTTGAATTGCTGTAATTCCGTACGGTGATGCTCCTTGAAGCAAGGATATTGTGATTGTAGTGATTCGGTCACCTGTTGTTGGAACGTTGGTAAAGTTAGCTGTAAAATTAGACAACATGCCACTATGATAAAACTCGTTACCCGTTGCAAAGTCGTGTACAACTACGGGAGCATTACTTATAGATATCGTACCAACCATGCCACTATGATATTGGCAAATATAGTACAAGGTACTTGGTGCATCTAGAGGCACTGCAAAAGTAATGGTACCAACATCATCTCCATTGTTGGTCACGCCTGTTGAATAAGCACTACTAGTACCGGTAACTTGCGCAGTTTTGATCCAGAAAGGATGATTAGCAGCATTAACGTTAAAGGTATAAGTAACTCCTCTTACTAAATTCAGTGTGGGATTACTATCGCCGTTTATTAAATATGCGGATGAACCAGAATTTGTCACAGTAAAAGTACTAACTCCAGCACTGCCAGTTTTATTATTTAATACCCTAGTTGATTGTTGTAGTGTTGTTGTGCCAGTTAATACTACATTGGCATAAGAAACAGTAGCATCAATTCTGTTAGCAGCATCTTGTGTTGAACTGTAAGTGAATGAAATTCCAGAGTGTGTTCCACTTGTAAGTGCCGCGCCCACTGCATCTACAGCACTTTCATCAGTGTATGCTGCTGGTAATGATACACTGGCATCAATTCTATTGCTGGCATCATTATAGTTAAAGCTAATATTTGAGTGTGTGCCGGCTGTGAATAATGCAGCAGCTTGATCTTGAATATATTCTGATGATACAGTTGCATTGATAACGTTACTAGCATCAGCATACGCATAAGAAATACCAGTATGCGATCCGCTAACAAACATTGGGGCCACTGCATCTTGTGCGTTTTCGTCACTGTACATTGTTGGGTATGTAACTGTGGCACTTAGTGTGTTAGCCAAATCGTTATATGTAAACGAAATACCAGAATGTGTTCCAGTAGTTAATATTAATGCCGCAGCATCTTGTGCTTGTTCATCGGTGTATATACCAGCTTGTGCATTAACTGTTGCATTGATTGTGTTATTATTGTCGTTGTAACTAAAAGTAATACCAGTATGTGTTCCGCCGGTAAACATTGATGCTGAAGCATCTTGGGCATCTTCTGTAGTAATGCCACCACCACCACCACCACCGCTTGATGCAAACGTAATTGTGTCATTGGTAGCGTTGGTTGTGATGGTCATGCCAACACCAGCAATAAATGTAATAGTATCTGATGTAGTATCTGCTACTACGTTATCTTGTCCATCAATTTGTATGGTTCCAAATGCGTTTGCACTTGTGGGAATATCTGCAAAGTTTGCTAATCGATTCCAAACACCAGAATGAGCATAATACAATTTGCCTGTGTCTTGAGCATATGCCACCATGCCGCGCCATGTGTTGGCCGGGGCTTCAATATTCAAATCGTTAAGTGATGCCCAATTGGCACGGAGATAACTTTTTGCTCCAGTGGCATATAGTGTGCCTAATATTTGTAAAAACTCACCGTTCCAAGAAAGTCCAGCACCAGTATCCGCAACGACTGATCCAGTAGTTGGATAATATGCTAGTCTATTGCCTACACCAGCACTTACACCACTGGCACCACCGCCTCCGCTACTGCTGGCACTGATTGTAATTGCATCGCCGCTAGCATTAGTTGATAAAGTAATATTTGGACCAGCTACCAGCGTTAGCGTGTCAGCTGAAGAGTCAGCAACAACTGCGCTTTGGCCAGCAATTTCAATAGTGCTAAAACTGTTGCCACTTGTGCCGCCACCAGTGCCTGACTCATCAGCACCGTTGTACCAGTTGACTCCATTGTATTTTAATACTTGACCATTAGTGGGCGATGTAATAGTTACATCTGTTAAATCAGCAAGTGCGCTTGCACCCCCGCTGCCGCCGCCACCAGTACCAATTACTGTTCCGTTAACTGTTGATCCAGCTGGTAAATTAACTGCTGAACCAGTTGCCGTAATTACAGCATCACCTAAAATAAGTGAGTTGCCACTTAAATATAAGTCCTTCCATCTTTTACTTGCACTGCCCAAATCAATACTACTGGTAACACCAGGTAGTAATGAAGCATTAATTGCAGTTGGTTCTAAGTTACTTAAATCCGTTGCTGCTCCACTGGTTGTTCCACCGCCACCGCCAGTTCCACCGCTGCCAGAACCACCAGTGCTTCCAGCGTCGCTCAATGTTGTTACTACAATTGCGTTACCCAGTCCAGCAGTTACTGAACTAAAATAATACAATGCTGCTGGATAAGTATCAGCAACTGAAATTTCTATGTATCTACTGGTTGCTGCTAAAAATAATGCTGGATTAATATAGTCTGCTCTGGCTACTTTTTTGTTATCCAAATAGTAACTTATTCCAGGAACATAAATGCTGTTTACATCATCAGCAGTTGTGCCAATGACTAACGGATGTAAATCATTAGTTCCGTATGATTGATCAAATCTATAAGTTAGTCCTTTGTAAAAAGTCAGTGCTGGTTTAACATCGTCTGAGGAATAAGGACCTGTATTGATCGTAAATGCAGGAGTTCCGTTTACTTTTGTAAAATAATAAACAGTTGCTTTGGATGATGAATCAACAATTACTTCAGCCAGTGTTGCAAATGCAGTTACTTTGATATCTTGCAAGCCAACAACTGCTGGTGTTGCGTACAATACCAATATGCTATCTGTAATATCAGCCTGTACATCTATCAAGTTAACTCCGGTATTAATTCTACCGTATACTGTTATAGAAGCTTTGCCTAATTTTGCAACAACTGAAACATTTAATGTCTCACGCTGATCACTTCCACATTCCGCATGTATTACATAGTGTGCTGAACCAAAAGTATCAGTGTTAAATTCATGTAGCGCATTCGTAACGGGGCCGTCTACTATTAATGTTTCAATTCCTGTAAACGCAAGATTAGTACCATTAAGAAACTTAACTGATCCTTCATCTTGCGTTATTAGTCCAGGTAACCATGATAGATTAGTTGCCATTTTGACCTTTTAAATTAACCTGGGTAACTGTGCATTGTGTACCAATGATTGGCTCCACTGTTACCAGCGGTGTCTCTATATGCAGTCGTATTAATGTGCCCTTGAATTGAGTGATAGCCATCAGTACCGTCAAACCCTGCTAGCATATACCCACCAGTGTCAGTTATAAACATTGAACCGTCATAGCCAGAGTGACCGAAACCGTATACACCACTAATTGTTGTGCCTGGTGGTAGCAATGCTCTGCGCCAGTAGTTATTAGATCCGTTGTCTTCTGTTTCAGTGTTCCACGGACTATCATCGCCGGCACTTCCCCACGCTAAACTGCCATAGCCATTATCTCCCATGCCCCAAACTTCACCGTCATCAGTTACAACTAAAAATGTGGTTGCTCCAGTGTTGCCGCAGTGTGTTGGCGTTGCATCTTTAACATAACGAACTCCACGAACTGCTGTTGGCATCATTGTATACCCTGAGCCGCTATAACGATGATTTGCTGAACTTCCTAAATGACCAAACTCGTTGGCGCCCCAAATGTAGGTTAATCCAGTGCCTTTTTCTCTAATGATAATGTTCCAGTCATCAGATCCAACAACCCAGAAGTTTTCAATACTGTGCTCGCTATACCAGTTTTTATCCATACGGGTAAATTTAGCACTACGTTCACTGGTGGTATAGTTGGACATGTTGTACAGTCTGTTTTGTCCGTTGTTAACGTACTCGCCTGAAGTCCACAAGTAGCCGTTACCGTCTAAGATAAATGCCCACTGATATGTACCAGCTTGTTGTCCGCCCATGAGAATTTTCTTAATACCGCCGTGCTTGCTCCAATCAATGCCAATACGCACTGGAGTGTACTGTCTATTCAAAGCACTGGCCACTACGCTGGCATGACGATCTGCAAGTCCTAATGCGCCGCGCATATCAACTCCCCACCCCCATAAATAACCGTCTTCGTCTACTGCAAAGTTCCAAGCATAGTTTCCGCCGCGTGAATATATGTCAACAATTTTCTTATGATCAAAGAAACTTTGTGGAATACGTTGTGGTTGTGTTTGGTTAGTTTCTCCAGTACCAATACTGTTGGTTGCTGCTTGGTTAGGACCTAATCCTAATTGTCCATATGCATTATAACCCCATGCCCAAAGACTTCCGTCATCGCCCAATGCAAAGCATGAGTTAGCATCAGTATCATACAAACCTTGACTTGACTGTGCAGCTTTAATAATTTTTGTATCATTAAAACTTTTAGGAATTGTATTCCCCCACCAATCAGTTAAAGATGAGTTAGTAACACGAACTGGCCAGTTGCGAGTTGTTGTGTCGCTGGTTGCAACACCCAATTGTCCTTGAGCATTATATCCAGAAGAATATAACTCTCCGTTGTTCATAACCCACAAACTATTACCGTAGTTGTTGGTGCTGGAGCCATTGTGGACCCATTGGATAACTCTTGGACCAAGGCCGTCAGGTGTAGTAAATGTGCCGCTGCCGCCGTTATCTGTACTCAACAACCAGTCAACAAAACTAAAACACGGTGTTTTCCAACCTGAATGACCATATGTATTGACCATATTTTGACCAGTACCAGTGCCTTGCTGTAGATAACCGCCAATATAGCAGTTGCCTTGGTGGGATATAAATCCGTGGCACCAGCCAGCATTGCCACCTTGAAAGCCTACATCACCCATATTGCGTGTCCAACCCAATGGTTGTTGATTCATGAAATCTGCTGTTGTGTAGCGTTGGTCACGGTCAGCGCCTTCAAAAATCTTTGTCCAATACCTAGTGTCTAAGACGTAAGTATTTCTAATTCCGCCTAAGATACAAATATATAAATCTCCACCAAGCTCAACAATATCACCAGTGGTGTATGTGGTTCTTGGAGCCCATGTACGTCTAAATGACATACCAGGAGCCATATCTACCCAATAAGTTGTATCCGTAGGATCTATAGATCTAAACGTCAGTGTTGGTGGGATAGACTGATACATGTTTGTGCTAACGCCAGTGTCTGCAACAATGATCTGTTCTGCTGGAAGATCTCTGATACAAACGTAACTAGATCCTCTCCACTGAACTACATCATTAGTCACGTATTGAGTGCTTGGGCTCCAAATGCCCAACCATCTATTTCGTAATTTTGTAATATCTATAGAACTCATTTTATTGTCCTTATTATGCTAAAATGCTTGTGCCAGGCAGACCTAATCCTTGTAGCATTGCGTCTTTCTCAGCTTCTGCTGCTGCCAATGTTGCAACAAATTCTGCATTTTCATTAGCTAATGCCAACGCAACGCTATACAATGTGTGGTTTGAAATTGCTTTCTTTTCAATCGCATCTATTTTGTTTGTCACTGTGATCAATTTGTTAACAACTGATTTAATTGCTGCAACATCTGCTTCTTTACTAAAATCATATGTCTTTGCTTCTGATGAGGGATCTGCATCAATTGTGACGTTTGACGTGTCAATACTAAAGTAATGTGTAACTCCGTCGGGTGTTCCCAATTGTACAACGTCATCAAGACGTGTGTTATCTTCTTTTACAAACTCGGGGTTTGTTACTTCTGCTTTTTCTACGAAACTAAAAATTTTATATGTCATGTTAGACTCCTGTTAAATTAATTTGAATATCCACGGGATATTTGCATTGGATATAGTATGTTACCTGGACTTTGCCAAGTATTTCTTTGATTACCCATCAAGAAACTGTTTTGCTCTTGATATACTCCAGCAAATCCGTTTCCATAAATTGTACCGTTATCACACAACCAATAGTTATTGGTTCCGTAATAGTTAGTAGTTGAATCTGCGTCGTGAATTATTGCGTCAATTACCTTTGTACCAGCTGGGATTGCCATTCTAAACCAATAGTAATTGGTACCGTCTTGTTGTGTCGAATTACTACCGTACTCGTTGCCATGTCTACTATAGTTACTGTAACCATTACACCATAGTTCACCTCTATCAGATATTGCAAAAGCTGTGATTCGATTGCTGTGCGAAGCTCGCAAAAATACCTTTTTCAAATTGGTAGCATTAGGAACTAGTACTGGGCTTGTTTGTGGGCTTGTTTGATTGCCAATACCTGAGAAATAATAAGCTGCGTTATAACCTGCAAAATATGTATTACCGTTAGTAGTGCGCATATAAATCATATTGTAATTATCACTTGATCCCGGAGAATCTGCCCAAAAGTTAACTGTAGTGCCAGCAGTTGGGGCCGTAACACTTCTTGCCAATGTAGTATTATTGGTTGTACTGGCATTTAATGCAGTCCCGTGTGCGTTATAGCCGGCATGCCACATATATCCATTACCATCTAATACGTGGAACGACAGTGTACTTTGTCCGCTAGCAGCAAACTTCAATACGCCGCCAGCTGTCACTGGATTGAATGCTAAAATCTTTGTTGGTTTATAACGATCAGTAGAGTCGCCAATACCTAATTGACCGTACCCATTGTAACCCCATGAATAAAAGTTGTTGCTTTTTGTTCTAACGTAGCTAGAACCGTATTGCATACCAGTTGCTAGTATGTCAATAATTTCTTCACCACCAAAATATTCTCTTGGTATTCTACGTGGGCTGTAACCGTTGGTGGTTGTACCACGTCCCAATTGTCCGTAACCGTTATAACCCCAAGTCCATACATCACCTTCACTATCCAAAGCCATACAATGATGTGTTGAATTTTCCTTGCCTTTTGACATGGAGACTTTGATAATTTTTCGATCGTTCAAGTTCATAACACGTTGTGGTCTTGTACTACCCGATGTAAATCCGTTACCTCTGTTACCTTGGCCGTTGTAACCAATGCCCCATAATTCTCCGTTGTCAAACAAGAAAAATGTAGAGTCATGATTTTGTTCAATTTGAATACACTTTGGCGGTTCTCCTGAACGGTTGTACAGTCTATTATATCCGTTTGCTGGATTAAAGTCTGCTTCCATACGTGGTCCTGTACCGCCGTCGCTGTTGACTGCGTCCAGTGACTTGTACCAGTCATACCACTGAAAGTTCACTTCTGTGAAGTAGCTGATGAAGCCGCCTTGACTTGTATAATATCCGTTGTTGTTACTGGTTCCCATGCCTAAGCCGTATACTCTTCCTGTTGAAGAAATATAAAATGTTTTTCTATATGCAGTTGCGGACAAGTCATCATTATGCAAATAAGGCCAGTTAATTGGTCCTTGATTTGGTAACCACATGGCGTTGTCTGATCTACGTTTAACTTGATTACCAGCTAGTAATCTCCATACGTGATTGTTACGTTGTGTACTTTGTTGTCCAGTCCAATCAATAAATGCTGCTCGATTGTTTTGTACTGTATCAGGAATTTCTCCACTGCTGTCAGCATCTGCAATGTACATTGATCCGTCCCATACAACTACATCGTTTCTGTAATATTGTGTGGAGTTAGACCATACACCAGCAAATTTCATGCCGCTGCTGATTTCTTCCCAATATTGCCAACCTTGCCAAATAGGAGAGATTGTAATGGTAGCAGTATCAGCTATGCCTGCTGTGCCATCTTGTTTATAGTATAGTGTGTTTGGAGCATCAATTGGCACTGTAATTTCAACGTATGCACCGTTTTGTCCAGGTGTTCCACTAGTTGTTACTCCAGTGGTATAAGTTGTGCCGTCAAGACTAGTTGCAAATCTAAAGTTAACACTGGCCATTGTTGTTGCACTAACATAAAATCGATATTTATGACCTTTTTGTAGTGCAATGCTAGGATTTAATCTGCCATTTAAAAAGAACTTACCACCCGACTTTATCACATGATAAATTACTGTTGGCTGTTGCGGATCAAAAATTGCTCCGTAAGCACTTTGTCTAAGTCTTTTTGCTGGTGCTAGACGATTAAGTCCTTCACCTGAAATTGACGCTGCATGTGTTTGCTTGCAAATCCATACAGACCCGTTACTATAAACAACGTCGTCCCTTTCATATGCTGTGCCAGAAGCCCAAGCTCCGCGCCACAACAGTTTAATTTTTCCAAGATCTAATATTGCCATTTTATTTTCCTTTTAACTTGTGATGACCGGGTGCATCAAATTGTGGTGGTGACCATACACGTTACCAGTTATGCTTAGTGAACTGTTATAACCAGACTGATAAACACGACCACTTCTATCTATCCAAGTGCCTCGAGTGTACGTAGTTGATGATCCATCACTGTAACCCTGTAATTGTACGTCTGCTACTTGACCCATTAATGCAGGTGGCATCTTAACCATTTGGAACGCTCTTGATCCCATACCTTCTCTACCATTTCCGTCAAGTGTTGAATAGTGATATGTGCCTGACCAACCTAAACTTAGTACACCATGACTATTTTTTCCAGCTGCAAAACTTAGACCATTTTCAGTTACTACAATAACGTTTGTGTTAACGCCAGTATTTTGACTACCCATTGCTGTTAATTTTATAACGCCTGTTAATGCCGAATCAACGCCGCCAATATTTTTAAAACACTCTTGTGCTGTACTATATTGTGTCACGCTGGTTGACAACGTGCCCATTTGGCTAGCATTGTTTGCTCCAGCTGCCCATAATTTTTTACTTGCAATGTCTGTAACATACATTGTAGGATATTGGCCTGAAACTAACCACACATCATTAGCAGTTCCACTTGATCCTGGTCCAGATGTTACTTGTGTAAACGAGTTCTGTTGGCTCGTGTTGTTCAACATAAATGCACCGCTTGCATTATAACCCGCTACGTAAATATTTCCCTTGCTGGTTAAAATTGCTGTGCTACTAAACGGAGTGCTTGAGTATGTGTCACAAGTCACAAGTTTTCTAATTGTGCCTACTCCAGCTTCTGTCCAAACCTGTGTGGTAACTTCAGCTGGAATACTTCGATTAGTGGTATTACCTAAACCCAATGATCCGTAGCCGTTATATCCCCAAGCAAAAAATGTATTTTGATCCGTTAGTGCAAAACAATATCCATACTCACCGCCAGCAGCCCAAATAGCTGTAACTTTTTGCGGGCTTACTAGACCAAAGAACGCTCTACTAATTAGTGTAGGAATATTACGGTTGGTTGTCGAGTTATCACCTAACTGTCCATAACCATTATAGCCCCAAGTCCATACTTGGCCGTCTTCATCCAATGCCATGCAATGATGTGTCGTTGCGCCTCGTTCGCCGCCAGAGCAGCTAATTCTCTTAATACGAACGTTTCTAAACAAGTGTGTAGATGTGTTTAATGCTACTGCTGTTTCAGTGTATGTGCCACCAACTCGGGCAACGTTTCTATTACTGTTGCTTCGATCACCTGATTCACCAGAAGTGCCTTGGCCTCCATGATAAACTTCACCATTGTTGAACAATATGCACCACCAATCCCATCCTGTTTCAACTTGAACTATGCGAGGGATTTTATTATCTGGTGTAGAGTGTACACCAGCGCCGCCATTACTTGTAGAACGGAACCAGTCATTAAAGTAAAAACTAAATGTTTCAGAATGTGGGCCAACATTCAAATTGTTTGGTTGGCAGCTGTTAGTATTCAGTCCCCATGTACGCCACTGACCGTTTTGTGTGATAAACCCACTGCGATCATACATCATTCCTTGGCATTTGTTATTACCTTTTGCGTAAGGAGTTTCTGTTTCACCTATACGACCATAGTTGGCAAATGCAATGCCCTTGTCTGTACTTTGGCCTTGTACACCCCAAGATTCAGTGATGTTGTTGTTAACTAAGCTAACAGTACCGTCATTGTAAGAGTTTAAACTTACTGCAACCCAATATGTAGCAGCAATTGGTAAGAATGTAGATGTACTATTACTAGTGTGCGCCAAAATACATCTGTAAACGTGAGTTGCGGTTCTAGTAAACGTACCAGCGTTTGTTGTACCAGTAGTAAATGAAGTTGTGTATTTTACAATATCACCAACTGCGTATGCTGTAGCGGCGTTGTTGTGAGTGCCTCTCCAGTTGAATGCTGCTTGCCATTCTGTAAATTTGGTCACATCTGTTGGCAGTGTTCCCGCAGTTGTAGTTGCTGTACACAGGTACCATTTACCGTTGTACAACACCACATCGTCTGCATAGTATACAGCACTTATGCTGTATACACCTTGTTTAACGAATCTTGTTGTTCCTAAAGCTGTTGTTGTCATATCGAGTCCTTAATTCTTACATTGTAATTATCAAATGCCCTGAAGCATTGATAGAAAAACTGGATCTTACTTGACCAATATACGCTTGATCTCTAATAGTGTTAGAATCAATAGTGTGTGTCACAGTATTTGCTGAGTCTGCGTGTTCTTCATCATAAGAAATTCTACCAGTTCTTACTGTAAAATTCAGATTTTGAATTGTTGGAGCGTATGTATAATCAGTGTAAGTCTTGTTTGTTAAGTGTGTACCAAGTGTTGGTGCAATACTTGTTCTTGGAATTCTGTTAAACAATATTCCAGCTGTTGGATCAATAGTTGTTAGGATTAGATCTAACGCACCAGTGGCAGTAATTACATTACTGTCTAAAGTCATACCACCAACAGTAATTGAGTTAGCAACCAAGTTTGATCCGCCAGCTCCAATAATATTTTCAACGAATGTTTTAACAGCTCGTTGAGTTGGAACAATTGCATCACTTGCTGCGGTCATTAGTGTGTCTGCACTAAATTCTCTAATGCTTACGCCGCTGCCGCCTAAGGCCACCGAACCCAATTGCAATTCGTTCAAACCACTCAAGTTGAACGCATCAGCGTTCAATGTAGCAATACCAGTTGCTTGTTCTACTCGGAACAGCTCACCAACTCTAAAGTTGCCATCTTGGTCAGTACTGGTATAGAACACACGCCCACCGCCATATTCAACAACTTCGTTTGCTTGATTTGGTAATTGACTTGGGGTATCTGGATAGTTGGTTGTTGTAAGTCCGCCAGTACCGATGTTCAAGAAGTCATGTCCAGTTAAACGAACGTTTGAATAACGTTCTGTAAATGTAACAACTGCCCCTTGAGCTGGCGCTGTACTAATAAACGGACTAATACGAATTGTACCAGAAATATTAGGTGTTGTGCCGCTTTGGTCTTGGAATGCCACAATTCTAAATGTAGTAGTTTGACCGGCAATTGTAAGGTTACTACCTGCTTTAGGTGCTGCTACTAATCCATTTACTTTTAAGAATCCGCCAGTTTGTAAAATGTCTGCATAACCATCACCAGTTATTGTTGCGCTGGCAGTAGTGTATGAAGTTCCTCTGTTAGTATATGTAAATCTTGTAATTGCACCGTTTTTAACTACAACAGTTGCAACTGCTAGTACACTAGCATTTGGATCTGTAATAACAATTGCTGGTAAGTTACTTGCATTATAACCTGAACCGCCGTCTAAAATGTGGATAGCTGTGATACTTCCAGCTTCAACAACTGCACGTAATTTAGCTTCAACTGCTGGAGCAGTTCCGCCTGATAAACGTACACGTGGTTCAATTCTGTAGCGTGTTGTTTCATTTAACACTGTTTCAATTGCAGTACCAGAGATCAAGTGATCCCAACCAGATGATCCAGTTTCAGTAGTAACAGTTGCAACTTTGGTACCGCCGTTGAATGCGCTAATAATACCGGTTTGTCCAACACCAGTGCCGTCAATAAGAGTAATTCTCATGCCGTTATATGCGTTAGTTGCAGTTTGGTCTGTTAAACCTAGTGTAATACTTGTAGTTGTACCAGTTTGTGCATTGTTTAATGCAAACTTATGGTCTAAACCTTGATTGCTTATATCAATTCTTGAAACTGCTCCACTAGCATACTGCGCTGTAATATTTGCTCCAGCGCCGTTGCCAGCAATAACAACTGATGAACTTGTATACGCTTCACCGCCGTTTAGTATTTCAAGTTGAATAACTTGACTGCCGCCAGCTAGTACTGCGCCTACTAGTGCTTCATTGTTTTGATTGTTGACAGTTCCTGTTGCTGGAGTTTCTGTTGGATCTCCGTCTTCAGAAACAGCACCGTATGTACCGTATGAGTTATTACCGTTAACACCGCGAATTGTTCCGCCGTTTGTTGTCAAATAACCCATGTAGCAGAAATATGTAAACACTGAAACAAGTTCTGCTTTGGCCTTACCATTTAACCATACGCCAATACCAAGATCAATAATCTGCGTAAAGTCGTTTGCTACCATGGATTTGTTACCGCCGTTGTGTAACGTTCCATCAATTTTTAATCCGCATACTCCTGTACCAAATGTTGAACAGTTTTGGATATATGGAGACTTAGAAGTAATCCAAACATTAGTATCGCTTGGGCCTGTTCCAGGATCTAAACTAACAAATGAACTTTGTGTGCGTTGTGTTCCGCTTGCACCAGCCGCTGCTAATGTGTTAACCAAGCCACTCATTGTAATGTTGCGTAAGTTAGAGCCGTTTCTCATGTAGAACATGTTTTTGGCTGCATCACCACTTTGTGGTGTAACAATTACTGTACGTAATTCATCACCAACTAATGAAACGTTAGCTGGAACTACAATTGGAAGTGCTTCGGCATAAGTGCCAGTTTTAACACTAATAGTTGCTGTACCTGTTACGTTAGCACAAGCATATGCAATAGTTGCCCAAGGACGATCAATTGTTGTACCAAATCCAGCGGCATCAGTACCGCCTGGTGCTACATAATAAACCTTTGTTCTTGCACCAAATGTGGCCCATACTGGATCTGTTCCGTCTGAACGTAATACTTGTCCCGCTGTTCCAACTGGAAGATTGTAATTTGCACTTGCGCCGCGAGCAATTAAATCGCCACGGTTTAGTGTTACGGCGGCGCTGTCGCCTTCTGATAACAAGCCGTAGTTTGTTCCGCCAATGTCCAAGTCTGGACGTAATGCACCAGTGTTGCCTGAAGTGTGTGATACTTTAACACGATAGCTGCTGCTGCCGTAATTAACAACATCACCAATTCTATATGATTGAGCCGTTGCCCAGTTACCAATAAAGTTTAGACCTTGTACAATTAGTCTCCAAAAGCCAGTATTGGTTGCCACTGTGTTGCTGTTATCAACAATTGCTTCGTAAGTATTTCCACCAAACTGTATTACATCACCAACTTTATAACTAGTTACTGAGTTCCAAGTGCCTTGGTTTCTGTACCCAGTTGTCAATAATTCCCAGTATGCTGTTGCTGTAGAAGGAGTTTGGCCACTGTGATTCTGTTGTGACACATAAGCGTAACCACCATATGTTACAATATCACCAGTTTGATATGTAGTAGAATTACTCCATGCGTCTTCAAACTCAAGACCTGGTACAAATAAACTAAACTTGGTGGCATCAAACGATGCTGAACTTGTGTGGCTAGTGGTACATAAGTAAACGTTTGCGCCATATTTGACCAAGTCGTTTAACTTGTAAAGTACGCTACTGCCGCTCCAAACACCTTTATAATCAAAACCTTGTACTATTACTGAAAACTTAGCTGGTTCAAATGTTGATATACTAGTATGCGCTGTTGTAACAATATACGCAATACCACCGTATACAACAATGTCGTTGTTTTCATAAATTGTTGCTGGAGCCCATGCTGCTCTGTAAAGAATACCTTCTTGCATTCTTTCCCAATTTGCGGCGTCAGTGCTGAAAGCGCCGCTGGATTGATGCCCAGTAACGCAAACATACGAACTACCGCCTACACGTACAACGTCGTCTTTGACATAGTCGTAACCAATTGTCCAGACACCGCGCCATACAAATCTTAATCTACCAATTTTAAATTCAGCCATTTTTGAATTTCCTCTACTATTTTTTATTTATCTTTATACATCAGCTGGGTATATGCGATCCTCGCCTACCAGCACTGCTAAATTACCATCTTCGTCAATGTAATAACTTAAAAGTCTATCATCCCAGCGATACTGTTCGTATTTGAGATTTGCATACACTAATTCGTGATTAACTGCACGTCCATTTAAAAAATCCAAACCCACTGCAAACTTTTCGTAACTTTCGTTCGAGTCACCTGGGTTATTAATTACAACTGCTTCTCCATTTAATTGATCGATGCGATCAATATAAACATCGCCAGCATCACTTCTACGTAGTCCGTAAAAGTATCTTGGTTTACCTTGTAGTAGGTCTGCTGCACTATTACCTAAAAAATATGTCATAATCTAGTACCTTAATAAATTTCAACGAAACTTACAATAGCATCAATACTATTGGGCTGAGTTGCACGAACTAGCAACTGATTTTCTGTGGCCATAATAAGTTTTTCGCCTTGGTTTACAACTCTTAAACTACTACCTGGAGGGATAATAACGCCCTTCACATAATAGCCTTGTGTGCTTGTGTCATCTTCAACTAGTACATCTACAATGGTATTACTTCCAGTGATATTAGTTAAACTTAAACCAATAACTGTGCATCTTGTTAAGTTGGTTGTTTGTACTAGCGTTGCTAGATTAGTCCCAACACCTTTTACTACTACGTTTTTAAATGTCGTTGCCATGTTCTTATTATCCTAATGATATTGCAAAAGAGATTGCTGTATCTTCAGCAACTTGAGCTGAAACTGCACCAGCAGAACCTGATGGACTAGACCAACCTACACCGTCAAATACTTCTAATGCTTTTGATACAATATTGTATCGTGTCATGCCCAGCACAGAATTGGATGGGGAAGGACGTTGCAATTCAGTTCCTCTTGGGGGTACAAAACCGTTTGTACCTACAATTTTAAAGTAGCCAGTTCCTGATTGTGCAATTTCTGTAATTGCGTTATTGGCAATATTAGTAATTGTATTACCAAGAATTTTGATATTATCTAATATTACACCACCAGTTCCAGCACCTCTTAGATATAAATCTTGTCCTGTAGTAGTATTGATTTCATTACCATTAAAAATTAACTGTCCAATAGATAGTGAAACTAAGTTTGCAGTATCTGCAAACACATTACTAACATACAAGTTATTCCACTGTAAATCAGGAGAACCAATGTCGTAGGTGTTGGTGGTTGTTGGTACTAGGTCGCTGGTAATGCTAGCATTAACTGTGATAGTATCTGTAGTTGAATCACCAATTGTGATATTTCCGCCAACTACAATATTTCCAGTAGCTGTTACATCTCCTGTAACATCTAAATTTCCAGTAACATTAGTGTTTGCTACTAGGTTAATTACTCCAGATCCGTTTGCACTGATATCTAAATTTCTATCAGTTACTGTTGTAGAAATCGTGTTGGTAGTAAATTGCAAGTCATCCACTTGCAATTTAGCATGGTATATTGTTGGGTTTGTTGCTGCTGGACTAAATGTAATTGTTGACAAATCACTGCTTATTGTATTGTCAGTAATGTGCAAATTGCCTACATCTAGTTGATCATTTATGGTTAAGTTAGTAGTGCGGGTTGTACCGTTAACATCCAAATCTGTCGTCGGACTGGCAGTGTTCACCCCTATACGAGAGTTATTAACATCAAGAAATAATAAGTCGGTCTCAAAGGCTAAGTTGACCCCGTCACGGATCAAGTTTGACTTTAAGAGCGGACCTGAAATGCGACCAATAGCCATAGCTCTCCTTAACCCCGTGTTTCACGGTTAACCACCTTACATTGCGGGTTTACCACAGTTGAATATCGCAAAAACATGGTCTGTCTTTACAGTAAAAGTATTTATCGGATTGGTTAAATTAGCCCAGGATAATGCTGTAAACGTTACCAAGTTCTTGCATGTCTTCTGGAGTTAAAAATTCTCCAGGGCCCGTAGCAACATAGTATACTGAGCCATCAAAGCATTCCATATATCCTACTTCAGTATTCCATCGTGTCTCGCCAACTTCAGTAAAACCGCGTTGAGAATTGTCTCCAACTGGAATAATAAATGCATTTGTGTCAGTAAATTGAAGGTATCCTGTACCAGTAGAAGTAAAGGTTACTGGGGTATTAAGTTGATTTGTGATTATATTATTTTCTATTTTAAAATCTTCTAAATAGATAACTCTTGTATCTGGGTTGATATAAATTGGATCATTACCTTGCGTGGCAGCGATGTCATTTGCACTGTTGGCAATGTATAATTTATTGTCTACAAGGATAGAATTTTGACTTAAACTTCCAATTTCAGCGTTGGCTACTCGCAACAATGCCCATGCCTTGCCTGGTGCGCCCAAGTTATAATAATTGTCAACTCCTGGCAAAAGAGCTTTGTCAAATTCGCCATTAAAGTCTAGTGCGTCTCCTGCGGCATCACCCAGTATTAAGCTACCACCATAGGATAAATTCCCTTGGATGTTGATATTTCCAGTAACATCAATTCCACCAGTATTAACCACATTGCTTTGTAAATTGATTGCGCCGCTGCCGTTGGGGTCAAATATTACGTTACCATCAGTAACATTTGCACTAATAAAGTTATCGTTGATTTGTAATAAACTTGTTGTAAGTCTATCATGTGAAATTGTAGGTGTAGTCCCTAGTGGACTAATATTCAATGCACCAGTAACTGTGCTAAAAGATCCATCTGCATTGATTTTAACATTGCCAATTGTGGCAGTTGTTGTAATGCTTAGTATGTTAGTATCTAAAAGACCATTAACATCTAAATCGTAAAGAGGATTGTCAGTGTTAAATCCCAGCTTGTTGCCAGTTACGTCAAAGTAAACTAAATCAGGATCTGTTGGACCGTTTCTAAAAGTGAGGTCAACACCATCACGGATCAAGTTGGCGCTTAGAAGCTTTCCACTGATACGACCAAGACTACCATTACCAGTGTAGCTTACTGGAGCTGGATTATATAATGGTCCGCTTGGAGGTCCGCCGCCGCCTGATACTGGCATATTTTACTCCTTACTGGTCAAAACCGTGTAATACGGTGACTGGTTTTAAACTTGGAACTGCTTCACCAAACACACAATAATAACCTGTTGTGTATGGTGTCAAATCATCACTTGCTAGACCAACAATAGAAACTGCTGCTCCGGCTGCTTCGCTATTAACAGTTTCTGCAACTGTTAATATATCTTCTAGCACGTTGGTAATAGTAAATGTAGCATTGTTGTTTGCAGATCCAGTCACAACAATCTTTTGATCAATTCTAAATCCCTTGTCAATAAAATTTACTACCGCAGTACTACTGCTAATAATAAATTTTGACGCACTATTGAAAGAAATAACGGACGCTGTTACATTGGCTGGGTTTTGAACAATGGTGTAGTTTGTGTTAAACAACTGAATCACATTTTCAACAATGACCAATAAGTTTGCTCCAGTCCAAGTTGTTCCGCTTGCTGCGGTTGTGGGTGGAGCTGGACTCAATGGCCCAAATGTTGTCTCAACATAGTCACCTGTACCCAATGTTTGTTGTGTGATGCCGCCTGACTCTTTATATCTAAATTGTCTCCATGCACCACCTTGACGTGCTTCTAATTCACCCGCAGTTTCATTGTAACGTATGTGTCCTTCAATTGGAGTTGCGGGACGTGAGCCGTTAGGACCACTTGGTATCAACAAGCTATTTGTTGACTCCATAATAATTTGTCTGTTATGGTCAATAGCAACACCGTTGTCCTTGACATTATACGGACTAAGTTGAGATTTTTTTAGAAATCTCATATTACGCTACCCTCAATGATGAAACTGTAACGCTTAATCGTGTATTTGTATCTGCAATAGCTTCTACTTTATCTCCTGCCTCTAATACAATTTTTTCTGCATCAAACGTGAATGTTTCACCTGCTGGGATTGTTAAATTATGAATAATTTTATTTGTATTAGTAGCGGATGCTGTTGATTTTACAAGATTAA